CTCGATTAGAGGATTGTTTCTTCCCAGTAGTCTGCGCGAAGAGTAAAACCTGTCAAGCGATAGATGTCGTTGTTGTTAAAGTCGGTATCGATCTTTGGCAACGCACTCATCGGGAATACTGAAGCGAAACGTACTTGACGGTAGATGTCACCATTCTTGTTGAATTGGTTGATGATCATCGGTCCGCCAGTGTAGTCTCTTTTCAGACCCATGCGACCAGTGAGTGGATCATAGATCAGATCGCACCACTTACGAAGAGCTTTGTAAACGTAAGCAGAGTTGTTGTCGTCCAAGTTCACCTCGAAGTCGAGCGTGATGTCCACTGTGGTGGTATCAACCATACCGCCCGCAAAGGAACGCTTGGCTGATTTGTACTTCTGTTCAACTACAGCTGGCTGCTTGTTGACGTCGATACCATCTACTTTTATTACTTGCTCCATAATCAGATCCCAGCCACCAACTGCGGGAGGGGGAGTGAGAAGCACCTCGAATTGGGCAAGGTAGAGTGGCTCATACTTTGCCATCGCGGCTTTCGAATTTCTATAATGCGGTAGTCCTGCCATTGCTTTATGCTTTTATTTTCTGTTTTTGTTTTTTTGATTAGCCGGCCACGAAACCACCTGAAGAGATTGTTCCAGTCTTCAAGATAGTAATGCGGTTGATGAACTTTTGCAATCCACGAGCAGGTTCGATACCGATGTCGAGAATACCGAAGTTTTGGTCGATGACTGCAGGTGTGTTGTTTGTGTCGTCCATGATAACGGCATAATCATAAATACCACCAGCGTTCCTTACAGTGTCGAGATAGTTCTCAACGATTGTGCGGATTTCAAGACGAGTAGAAGCGTCGTTGAATTCAAAGAGGTATTGAGCAAGTACATCTTCAACTGCTTCAGAGACAGTGATCAGAAGATCTCTAACGTGAAGGTTGTTGAAGGCAGACAGCGTTCTCTGATATGCTGTTTGGTTTGCGTAGATCATTGGGCCAATACCTTTACGGTTACAATTGGGTTGATACCGAAAGGCTCGAGGTATTCACGATCTTGCAACAGATATTCATACTCCAGTCCTGCAAAGTTTGGATTGGAAATGATGCCTCGGCGTGGACCAGCAACGATTGCATAAGGAGTTCCCTGGATAAACTTACGGATGAAGTTGTTGGAAACGTCAGCAGCCGGTGGTACGCTCTTATTGGTGTTGTCTTCGCGAACTACGATGTTCGGAGAGAATACGCCAACAAATTTTGCACCATTTTCTTCGTCAGGAAGAGAGAATCTAAAGCTTGGGCCTAATGAGAGGTTACCTCCGGTAGAGATGTACTCTGTGTTCAGGGTTGGCTTTGGATTTCCGTTCAGCGGATCAGGAAGCTCTGTGAAGCGTGGGTCAGTGCTAGCAATGAACTGCTTGATTGACGGTGCATTGAGCAGAGCCATACACTTCTGGCGGTCTCTTGCCAAACGAGCCAAGATTACTTTTGGTCCCATTTGCGGAGCGATACCACCGTTGAAGGTGTCGATTACATATCGGAAAGATATGATATCGCGGCTTTGCAGAGTCTTTGCAATATTGGTGTTTTCCAATACTCCATAGATCTTTTCGATCTGTGCATCTGTGTTGTTTGGCAAGTGGTAGTCGTTCAGAACATAACCGTTCAGAAGAGTGAACTGCAAACGATCACAGAAGTTTTGGATCGGAGTGTACACCGTGATTGTGTTGGTCAGCAAATCGACTGCAGGAACATCGAGTACAGAGTATTCGTATGTTACAACACCAGTTGATGGGTTGACTTTCTTCACTTTACCAATTACGCGAGTCAGACGAGGATTAGCTCCATTGTCGACTACAAGATCTCCAATGTTCAATTTGGTGGAATCTGCATTGCTCAGAACGAACTTCTTACCACCCGAAGTGAGTGAACCTAGAATTGTTACGTTCTTGCTCAGATTTTTACCAGCCGCTGAGTAGAAAGCTACGTAATCGGTAGCAGTTGCTCCTGGGTCGTACACTGTAGAGTCTTCATATGTTCCATTGATAGGAGCGAATGTTGCACCTACGCGTGTTACCAGGTCGGTTGCGGTGTATTGAGAAATCTTACATCCTCTTAAGCCGTAAGCAACTCTTGAGAACTTATCAACAGATCCGGTTGACGCAGCTTTACTCCAGTTCTTGGTAACACCCAAGTAGTTGAATTGTGAAGCGCCTGTGTTATACTTTACGCTATCGGCATTTACCAATAGGTTTTGTGCAACGTTCTTAGCAAGCTTAGATCCTGGATATGCTTCGATGTATGCAAGTTTCAAAATGTCGGTTGAAGGACCAGCAGATGCTGAAGCAGCAGATACGATATTGAAAGAAGCACCTGAATCTGCCATTGTGATGAGGTAGTCATCGCCAACATTCATTCCAGTGTAGGCTTGTAGAGTTCCTGCGTTGTCTTCAGAAAGAGTTACAGTTACTACGCGTGATCCAGCAGAACCTGCTAAAGCAAGACCGCTTATCCATGCAGTTGCGGGAGAGGCGGGTGCGCCAGCGGTTACGTCATAAACCGAAACTTCTAAAAGATCTGAAGCGTCAGCAGTAGTGGCTGCAGGAGCTGTGGTAGCAAACTCTCCGCCGATTCCTTCGTATGAAACGAGGGTTACTGTCGGATCGAAAGCCACAGTCAAACTAAAACCAAAAGTAACCGTCGCTCCTGGATCCGGTAAATTTACACCTAAATCAGGTACCAAGCGGTTTTCAGGGGCTGTTGCAGAAGTAGGATCTGGCTTGAACAGTGTCACCTTGATGTCTGCTGGCTGTACGATTGATGTGTAGTCAGCAATATCAAGCCCGCCAGGGATCCAGTTTAGAATATAGTAAGGAGCGAAGTTTGCTGCAGTTACCTGAGAAGTCGTGCTAACCACGATGCTGAAACCACCTGAAACGGATGTTGGAGTTTCTACTCTGTAGTATTTTGAAAACCCTGGATATTCTACGAGAAGAAAATCACCAGTAGCAGGAGTGAGAGCGTTGGCCATGTCATCATTTATAGTGCTAACTACGATAGTGTTAGCAACAGATGGGATTGTTAACGCAGTACCTGTTCCTAGAATGTTTTCATAGAACCCGGTGGTTGTGTTAAGCGGCGAACTCAATTGAATCTGCAATTCTGTGCCGGTGTCAATAACATTTTCGGCTTTGATATAGTCGCATGGTTGGTCAGACAAAAGTGTTGAACCGGCTGCAGCACCGTAAGTGAGGAACAATGTGTTATCGCTTACGTTGTCCAAAATGTACTGGTATTGCGAAGGCAAAAACACAGTGTCACCTGGCTGCGGCTTGGGTATTACCAATACGTTGTTGAATTTACCGCTTCTTCCGCCAAATGGCTGTGATTTTACGTAAATCGTAGAAGATGATGTTTCCAAACCTGCGCCACCGCCATCATATATAGTGATGTCGATGCTTGTGCTAGGGTCGAGATCTTCGGAAGAAGAGTATTCTAATACATTCTTGATAGGAGTGTTATACGACAGGAAGTCGATTACATCGTCAGAAGTACCGATTAGCTTGTTACCGATAGTGTCGATTTTGCGAACGCTATTAGCGTAGTCTTCGATAGCAGTGTTATTGACTGCGATGAAGATGCCAGTCAGACCAAATGCAGCGTTTACCAGGTTTTCAATATATTGGTTAGTACCTTGAGCATCCACAAAATCAGGGATGATTGCACCGGTGAAAGAACCAACTGTAGTCACTCCATCAAGAGATAGGAATGCATTGAGTTTGTCTACTATTATACCGCGAAGGTCGAAGTACTTTGAGAATGTTGGATCTTGTGAAAGAACATTCAGATTAGTCCAGTCGCCTTCAACGATGATTACATCAATAAAGAAGTCTGACAGGAAGTCATTTTCTCCCATGAAGTCTGGAACATTACCCAATCCATAGTAATCTTTAGCAGGTACGTTGTACTGGCCAGCGTTTACTGACTTGCGAACAATTACAGACAGAGGAGCCTGTGAAAGGTTTACCACGGTGAAGAGGTAGCCTTTGTTGAGAGGATTTACGTCCTGAGTAGCAATTACATACTCGGTGTCGGGGAACCAAAAACGCTCTTTGTTGTAGAAAGACGTTACTAATGCTCTGGTCACAGGACCATTGGACTCGTCTGACGCCAACGCAAAGCTACGGTAATTTGTAGTGTCTCCACCTTCCGCGATTGGAACGCTTTTCAGAGGCATAAGGTTAAGTGCAAAGATTGGACCCACTGAAAGGCAGGTCAGCATTGCACGGTGGAAGAAAGATCCACGCTTTTCGAGATAGGGATCAATTTCTCCAAAAATTCTTTTGCATGTGTTTGCATCACGCAAGAAAACCGGAGCGTTGATAGGTCCTACTCGAGAAAAGCCGACTACCAGACGAACTGTCTGTGTAGTGACTACAATTCTTTCAGAGGAGTCGAATTCTACCGTGTAGACGCCCGACGCCTTGAATTTGTTTAGGTCAAGACTGATTTTAGCCATTCTTAC